TAGCGGTATAAGTGACGTTCAATGTGTCACCCATTAATACAGAACGGTTTCCAGTCGTAAAGCTACCAGCAGAATACAAAGTACCTGTAGTGCCTGACTTGGTGTTGCTTGTGGTCAAGAACGCACCTGCAATAGTTCCTGAAGCATTAATAGTAAATGCTGTAGCAGAGGTAGAAATAGTGCCAGTACCAGCAGAGCCAGCCCCACCCCCAGAAGCGCTAGCGGCCCCAAAAGCAGCAGCAGGACGAGTCGATTGAGAATAGCCAACATTTTCTGTCCATCCCGAATGTGAAGACATGGTATCGGCAGCGTTATAAGTGGGGCTAGTACCGCCATCCACCAAGCCAAGATACCAAGCCGCAGTATAAGAAGTACCTGCAAAATATTTGTTCAACAGGTCGGTTTTACCCACATTGACTACTAGATTCTTAAACGTTTCTTCCCAGCGGATCGTGCCGTCAGCCGCCGTACAAGTGACTGTATAAGCGCCAACCACATTGGCATCTTCTAGTAGAAAGTTGCGTGTGGCTACAGCTACAGCAGAGCCTTCAGTGGGTTTAATATTTTCGGTTTGCATTATGCGATCCTTATGATAGCGGTTGTGTTAGTGACTGCCGGAAATTGAATTGTGAACGAATTTGTACAGGTTTTATCACCGCCAAAATCCAAAGTAAATACTGATGCGTTATTCTGAGACGAATTGTAAATTAGAGCGCCACGACATGTAAATGCTGCCGGGCTCCATACTGCGTTAGCAAATGACCAATAAGCCACCGTACCATTTGCGGAGCCAGATGTTGGGGTTTGCGTAATCGTCAAAGGAATACCGCCTTGCGTATATCCGTTACCAGTCGGCACTTCACCAACAAGTTGCGTTGAGTACTGCGTTGTAGCCGCATTCAAAGTAGCGGTAGAGTTGAATAGCGCAATATAAAACGTATTGGGGCTGGTTGGCCCAAAGTTGTGTAAACCTTGAGCCAGTTGAACCTTGAAGCTGGTCGTAGCAGTTTGAACTAGACTCATGTGACCGCCTGTCTAAACTGCCCATCTCGGTAGGCATCGGTACGTTCCATACCATCGCCAAGACGTTTAGCAAGGGCCAATGCTTCGATATACTTCTGGTTGTAAAGCGCCATCATGTCTTGCTCACCTTTCATAAAGGTATAAGCCTCAACAAGAGAGCCATACAAAAGCACGGTATCAAAGTTGTCCCCAAGCCAAGAAGTACCACTTGGATTGTTAGTGGTATCAGAGATTGAAACTGGGTAATAGTAATAATGCAACTCAGCGGTATAAGTAATGTCAGGAGTGGGGCCAAGTATGAAAGACAATTCATTTGTAATTGCCCCGCTTGTAACTGTTGGCCCAAATAAAGCGTAGTATTGCGGTGTTCCGTAAGAGTTTGGAAAGCCATACGCTTCACGGATAAAGTTGACGTCTTTATTGATCAAATACTGAAACTGTCCTTGGAACGTCACCGTTCCTGACACAGCGCCTGTGTTTATGGCAGACAGCCCAATCGTTGTACCTGCAATACTGGTTACATACGCATTAGCCGCAATACCTGTACCCTGCGCCAATTGACCCACAACAATCCCTGAATTACTGGCCACCGTAATAAGCAACGTACCAGCAGAACCTGTGGCCGTTGTGGAAGCTGTTGTATATACGGCCAATGAATACGGCGCAAGAAAATCGCTAGGAGAAGACAAATACTGATTGGTTGGGCTTATTGTTCCCGTCACGTTTTTACGCAATGACGGAAACTGAACCGAATTGTAAATACGTTGTTCAGCTTGTTCAACAAACGTAGGAATATCCGCTACGAAAGTAGTCTCGTAGTTTTGCGTATAGTCCTGTATCAGTTGCTTAAGCTGAGTGTAATTCATGCCATCGGGCCTCTTGCCATCACACCTTTAGTCGCTGCGCCTGTGCCACGAATCTTGATGCCGTCTTCTTTGACGCGGTCATCCATCGTGATGGATACGCCCATGAGTGGTACCCAGTTCTTTTTCTTTTGGAACTCTGGCTCTGTGAATGCATCGGCTGGTCCAACAGGACGGCCTTTCATATCATGCGGTTTTGCATACTCATCAGCAGGGCCATTATTAACATCACGCGCGCGATGAATAGCTGGACTATTTTTTTTGGTGGGTTTAACTTCTGGTTTCATTATTTGCTCCCAGGTTTTTGATTATGAGCGCGAGCCAAATTGCGGCCAACAGCTCTCATGGCTTTACCAGTGACACCACCCTTGGCCATTTTAACTGTTTTGAGTCCTTCTGGCTTTCCGGTTTTGCTATATGTCATATAAGTCATGCTTGCTTTTTTGGCGGCCCCACCCTTCTTGAGTTTACTCAAATCAGTGTGTTTGCCAGGATGTTCCTGCTTATCGTGCATACCAAAAGCCTTTTTGATTAGCTTTTTGTCTTCCTTGATGTCATCATGTTTCATTCTAAACTCCTACGTTGTAACTATTGTGACTGTACCAATTTGCACCTGTAGAAGCAAATTATTTTGAGTCAAAGGAACATCAAATTGACTAGCTCCGCCCACAGGATTCCATCCCCATTGAAAAACTCTGCTACCACCACCAATACTACCATCAGACGTTACGCCAGAAGCGTAATATGTGGTGTCAGGACGTGGATCACGCACGCCTTGGGGGTCATCTACTGGGTACATACCCAATTGCAACTGAGGCTGATCTGGATCCCAACAGGCTGGACAGACTTTTAGATCATAAACCTTGGTTTTGATGATCTCTTTTTTGAGCTCTGTCAGTTTAAACTGGAATCCGCACCGATCACACTCGGCAATCGAGTTCTTGCCAGAGGAAAATCGGTTACCCATTACGAATAACCCCCACCAATGTACATTCTACGAGGTACAAAACGCACCGCCGCCTTCTCATGATCCTCTGCCGCAGCCAATTCCCACGCTTCATCGTACTGAGCCTTTAAAACTTGTAGTCTTTCAAGTGCTCCTGGGATTTTTAAAGCCATGTAATAGGACAAACCCGCAACTAAACATGGAATAAAACGGAAAGGTACGTCTGGAATGTTGGTTCCGCCCCCAGCATCTTGGACTCTGCGCATACGCCAATAGACCAACTGCCAAGTTGTCGAACCATCAGGCGTAGGCCACACGGTTACGCTGTTCTTTTGGGTTAAAAGTAGGGGAGTTCCAGCCACATGAGTGGCCGCAGTCGTGTTGCCTTGACCGCGAGTGCAGTTTAAGAGGTATGCGGGGTTACCATTGGCGGCGGGTTGTAGCTCATTCCAGCCAATCAGCTCATTATCAAGCGTAATCCATCCCGCATTGGGTAGTCCGGTCAACGTGGTGACCGCTATTTGTGTGTCTGTAGTACCCACAGCATTCAAAACGGTGATTCCTGTGGGCTGTGTGTTGGCCGTTAGACGCTGAATCCACAACTGGATAGGGCGTCCTTGGATCAATTTGTTAGGGATTGTGGCGTAAGTAGAAACACTGATACGCGTAATGGTCAAATCTGCTTGGTTGCTGGGTTGATTTTGCTGGGTTCTGATAACATGTTCTAGCAAATCAACTGTATCATCTGGCAACGCGTATGTAGGTTGTCCTTGAGCCAACGTGATAACGTCTTGCTCAAATGTCCACATGTTGATTCCGCGATTTGCCCAGTCTGCAAACAACAGGTTCATTGACCTGCGTGCAGTTTTAATGTCATATCCAGTGCGCGACTCACCACCACAACGCTCAAAAGCTTCTTCAACAAGCTCTGTCAGTTGTAGATTAAACGATGATGCGCCTGATGTTTGTATCATGTTCTGTATCTAGCAGTTTTCTTTGCTATGGTCTTTGGTTGTGCTACAAACTGTTTACCCGCCGCTTTACCCTTGCGTTTTGCTTTGGTAGTTGCTGCATACTCAGCAGAAGTTAAAGATTTAATCGCCGCCTCTGGAAGATACCGCTCACCTGTTTTACTAGATGGTTTACCACTTTTAGTGCGCCATTTCTGATCGCCCCAATCTTTAAGAAACTGCTGCGGCGATCTCACTTGTAACCCCCACCTTTGGCCTTGTACTCTTTTGCCAACAATTGCGCTTTACGGGCAGACCATTGGCCAGCGCCTGTGCCTTGCACCGCTCTAGCTTTAATGGACTCAAACAAAGATTTGCGCATACCGGGTTTGGTATACGCATTTGCTTCATTTACTTTTGATTTGACCTTGCCGCCTTTTTTGTACATGGCGACATCATTCGGATTATCTTTTCGTTTGATAATCTTTTTACCCGGCATCTTAGACGGGTTGATGTCGCCCATACCACGGCTGGCCATCATTTTTTAGCCATCCCACCGCCACACATTACGATGTGACCTTTGGTCTTGCCTTTTGAGCAACAGCCATCTGCACGCTCAGAAGCGCGATGTGCTGTGCCACCTTTTTTCATACCACCCGGACGAGCCGCCGCCATCATGGGGGCAACAGGCATACGAGCACCGAGGGGACGGGTCATGGGTCTAGCTCCTGGCATCATAGGCATGGTGTGCTCCTAGTCGTGTTTTTGGTGCTTGTGCAAATGCTCGATCTCGTGGTGGTGCAACTCGTGACCAGCCGCGTGCTCTTTGTAGTGGTGGTGATGATGCACATGACCGCCTTCGTGATGATCCTTCATGTGGTGCACATGGTGTTTGTGCTCATGGGGATGCTCATGACCAGCGGGAAGAATGTGTTTTTCGTGTTCTGGGTGTTTCATAATTATTCCTTAACAAGCTTTGCCGCCGCGTTTCATCATGGTCTTACCACCGCGCTTCATGCCAGTTGTAGAACCAGCCATTTTGGGCTCCATGCCTTTGGTGTGACCGCGCTCTTGAACTGAGTGCTCGCCAAAACGCTTGTTACCGCCTTCTTTGACCTTGGCCATCTTGGCTGTAGTCATGCCCTTTTTCTCTTCTACACCATGCATACCAGTGACTCCACCAGTAGCCATCTTCTTGACGTGGCCACCATGCTTCATCGCTTCTTTCAAGTGATGATGAGCCATCTTCATGTGATGTGAGTGCATTTCGTGCTTTTCCATGTTTCCACCTTCTTTAAAAGTCTTGCCTTTGTCGGCGTTGCTAAAATCTTGTCCCACTGTTTGTGGAACCCCTACCTTCTTTGCAAACGCCTTGTTATGGGCAATTGCTTCCATAAACTTGTGTTGTTTTGCGCTATGACTTGGCATATTAAACAACCCTTCCTTTTGTGTGTCCCCTGATGGCACAGCCATCAGCACAGTTCCAAGCCCGTAGGCTTTTATTAATCCGACTGTTGGGATCGTTGGCAGTCTTTGACGACGTCAACTTTTTCTTCATCCCCGACATTCGTGCGCAAAAAGAATCCCTGCGTGAGCCTCCCTCGGGTTGCGGACGCTTTAAATGCATCCCCTCCTTCGCGGCTGATGCACGACCTTTGGCGTTTAGCCCGCCATTCGGATTCTTCCCTTCCTTGCGTTGCCATGCTGGAGTACTCATGATTAACTATTCGCAATCAGTTTACCAGCAATTACAACCCCCGCAGCAACGGTACTTGTACTTGTAGCCAACTGCCATTGAATGTCAGTTTTTTCGGTGTACGTAAAAGGCACAGTCGATCTGTTGATTGTGTAAATTGCCACAAAGGGTTGTTGTAAAACCGTTAAAGCTACGCCAGTTACATTGTTGATCGCCTGCACTTTATAAGTGATGGTCGTGCTACTGGTATAGCTATTTGACGAGTTAACTTCCGCAATGTCCAAATAAAACGTGTTATTGGCAGGCACTGTGTAAATGGTGCTTTGTGACTTACCAACCCCGGCATTAATTTGAGCAAGTGTATTTGTAGATTGCTTGATGGTAATGACCCCAACATTTGAAGTCTGACCAGAAGCAACGCCAACCATATTCAAACCGTTGATTCGAAAATACGATTTTACAGTTGTAACACCTGTTGTACCATTAAGTACAACCACTTCAGAAACGGGATTAAAGTTGGCATCCAAACCATTTACAAACACCGCAGCAGGAGAAACATCCGATGCGGATGAACTAACCACTGTTAAAGTGGATGCGCTGGTTGGGTAGGTATAAGTGGATGCGTTTTCCCAAACAGGAATTGAAGTTGTTCCAACCGCTGCTTGGTATCCAAAAATACTTACGATTGAGTGTCCGCCAATTTGACCACGCGCCACTTGCAAATCAAACGGCTCATA